GATCAACTTGGTACTCCTTCAACTCGACTAATCCGAATTGATCCATAAAAAATTCTAGTTCTTTGTCCATGGGCTGTACTCCTCCATTGTATTTTCAATTACTTCTAACATCATCTTTGCAGTGAGTAGTTCCGACTTATCGTCTTGTATTGCTTTGACTATTGCTCTCCTACAAAAACCTATTGTGTCTTTGATTATCAATATCTTTTCATCTTCAGTGTACATTGTCTTAGCCTCCTATAATTTTCCAAGTACCAATTTTATTACCATTGTAATCTCGTATTGTTTTGGTACGTTCAACACATACAAATTCGTCAACCTCTTTTGATATTTGTTTAATGCTATTAGCTAACTCCAAGTGTGGATCGTGTGCGAATGCATCGTTGTCCATATCTATATTACATTTAAATCGCATTGTGTGTTTCCTCCTTATTAATATTTCTTAACTTTTTCTACTATAGTTGTGATACTATTCACAGTGTAGCACAGTCTGCAATCTTTGCAACGTTGACCAGTACAGTTTTGTTTATCGGTGTGCTCATCTTGCAACACGTTGTTAAACGTCTTATCAAAATGCTTAGGTGGCTTGCTCATAATGTGCGACTTCATAGGATTACTGTAGATCAACTGTAAATTGCTAGGCTTGTCGTTGTCTCGTAACCACCTAAACACAATGTCAGTTCTTTTAGTCCACAATGCAAACGTGCACCAAGGATTGTCTTGAACAATAGCCATTAGGTTTTCAAAGTGTTGCATGTTTATTAGTTCGCCATGTGCGTTGAACCTAAACATAGCGTCAACAACTCGTGGTATCTCTTGCGGCTCTAGTGGTCTACTCGACAACAAGTCACTGTTACGTTGCAACGAGGCTTGCATATTCTTACGGTACGTATTGAGCATAGCGTGAGAGTAGCAGTCACCACAAATGTTCTTACCGTCTTTCTTACCTTTGACGTGTTGCTTGTTGCAGTAGTCGTTTGTAATCGTGTTGGTGCTGATAGCTTTAAACCCGTCAAGCTTACCTGTCATTTTGCTAATGTGTACTTGTTGCATGTTATTTACTCCTTTGCTGTTGGTTAATTAAGTAATCCTAAAAACAGATAATGCAACAACTAATTTAAGTATTTTTAAAATAATCAACTAAAACCTGGTAACTGTGTCTTTCGTGCAACAGTAAGATATTGAGTATATACATTATAATATATACCCTATAGAAGAACCACGATAGGTAAGAAGTACTTACCAATTAATTCAATGAGATCAATTCGATAGGTAAGGAGTGTTTACCTTTATTGTTTTGCCACTACAAATTGCTATTGATAATCATTCGCAACTAGGATGTGATCACGAATTAATACGTCAAGAATATTGACCTATCTGTATTTGTGATCACGTTCTGGTTCTGTTCTTGCCAGGGGTGTGTTTGTTCTTGCTTTGTTCTGGGGGCGGCAAGGGGGTTAGGGGGTAGCCCCTGTACTGTACAATACAACATAAAATTATCTCAGAAAAACATTGGCCTACTCAACAATAATTCTGGGTGGCGGTGTACACTTGTAGTACCTTACTTTAAGTATCTTTGTTTAAAGTATTTAAGAATACTAATAACACAGTTACTTTAAGTATCTTTGTTTAAAGTATAATATAATACTTATAACACAAATACTTGTAAGGTATATTACTTAAAGTATATAGGGTATCATAAAGAAATCTTGTAGTCAATAGATTTTTTACGAATTTAATTAACTTTTTTACTTGACAAGCACCCATAAACCATGTTAACATATAAGTATAGGGGAAGTGTAAGCGGAGAGATAACCATGTCTATGTATAGCCTATCACAACTAAAGACAGATAACGGAATAATAAGAACCAAGAGTTTATTCTACGAGTTATCTTATGATGATCCAGAGTTCGCTTTGTTTACTCTCAAAGAAGAAGACATAGTGATGCCTAACGGTAGACCTGCTACGTGTCTAGGTAAGTTATACATAGCCTTTGCGACAATGGACCCTACAGAATACCAGTTCGCTAACTCAGTGTTTGGGAGTTGGGAAGTATGGGAGAAGATGCAAACAACAGTACCTCTCAGGAAACCTATTGAGAAGTGGCGTAGAGAGGCAGAGGTTAAACGCAAATCATTAGCCTTTGAGTCTGTAGTAAAAGAAATACAAGAGGGTGGACGTAGTAGCTTTACTGCAGCTAAGTTCCTTATTAACGAGGAGTGGAAGTCTAGAGAAGACGGAAGAGCAGCCCGAAAAGAAAAGAACGCTAAAGATAAATCTACATCTGAAGAAGCTTTCGAGAGAGCAGGTGTAAACAACGATCTTAAAAGATTAAAAGATCAAGGTCTAATGAACTAGCATATAAAGGTAAGCGAATGGTTAAGACAGCTACAGTAAATAACATTACTTCAGGGTATGCTTCGCAGACTCAGTTAAATGAGAACTTTACTAATATTAATACTGCTCTAAACAATACACTATCTAGAGATGGTAGTTTACCGAATGCTATGAATGCTGACTTAGACTTAAATAATAATGATCTTCTAAATGTAAAAGCTATATATGTAGATGGTGTGAATGTTCTTAATGTTCTAGATAACGTCACTGTTAGCACTGCTTCTCCTACAGGCGGTAACAACGGTGACATTTGGTTTAAAGTCTCAAGTTAAAATAAAAGGATACAACAATGGCTGCTCTTTCAGATTACGCAGAGAAGTTACTACTTGACTTTCTAATGACAACAGGTACGGCTACTCGACCTACTAACTGGTATGTAGCTTTGTTTACGGCTGCACCTAATGACGCAGGTGGAGGTACAGAAGTATCTGCAGGTGGGTACACACGTAAAACAGTTGCATTCAGTGCTGCAGCATCTCCAGGTGGTACAACAAGTAACTCAGGTGAAGTAAGCTTTACTGCTTCAGGTGGAGACTACGGTACAGTAACACACATGGGGATATTCGATGCAAGCTCATCAGGTAACTTATTGTGGCATGGTGCATTGACTGCATCTAAAGCTGTTGCTGATGGTGACACACTAACATTTGCTGCAGGTAACATTGATCTAACAATGGCATAAAGCAAATGGCAGGTGGCTTCAGAATATCAGAATCTGGTGACAGTAGGCTTTCTGAAGCTGATGACACACGGATCACAGAAGAACTAAAGTTTGCTTCTGTTAGTCTAAGTACGAGTGCAGGTTTCTACAGGATAGATGAAGCCTCTAACGATAGAACAGATGAGGCAGGTAACTCAAGAGTATCTCAAGACTTCGATGCTGTAATCTTCAGTACAGTAGCTACCTTGAATCAACCTGCAGCTGTAAGTCTATCTGGCGGTGGCGGTAACATAACTGCAGGTGTCGTAAGAGACTTAGCTCATGCTGACCTTACTGGTACAGGTTCAATAAGTCCACAGGCTACAGGTTCTTTTGTAGTAGCTAATTCTTACAATGCAAGTGGTTCGATAACTCCTGATGCTGATGTAACTAGAAATGCAGCAACATCTCTATCAGGTGCAGGTACATTCGCTAATGATGGATTTACTTTTATTCATGGTGGTCTATTTACAGCTGATCCTGAAGATACTTATAATCGTATATCAGAAGCAGGTGATACTCGAATAACTGAAGCTAGTGACGTAAGAATTGTTGCAGATGTTCTACCTAATGCTGCAGAAGGTATTATGAGTGTTAGCTATACTTACATAGCTTTTAGTTCGACAGCATACTTTAAATGGAATGGGCAGTGGACAGAGTTCACACCTAAAGTTAAACAAGATGGATCATGGGATGATCCTTTAGCTATCTATAGCAAGATAGACGCATACAACTGGAAGAGGGCTTATTAACAATGGCTAATATTAAAATATCTCAAATGACCGCTGCTAGTTCTGCTTCTGGTGCTCAAGAGTATGAAGTAAACGAGAGTGGTACAACTAAGAAAGTAACTGGTACTCAGCTATCTACATTTATTAGAGGTAACGTTACACTAGGAGACTTGAGTGTAACTGCTTCAGCTGCAGAGTTAAACTACAATGACATTACAACACTAGGTACATCACAGGCAAGTAAGACAGTTACAGCTGATGCTAACGGTGACGTAAACCTCTCAGAAGAACTCAAAGCTAAGTCTTACAATGAAACATACGCAGCTGTTACTTCGAGTAGTGCTGCTACTGCACTAAACTGTGAAACAGGTAATGCTTTTAGTCACACACTCACAGAGGCTACTACATTTACTTTTAGTAACCCACCTGCAAGTGGTACAGCTTACAGCTTTAGTTTAGAAGTTATACAAGACGCAAGTGCTTCAGGATACGCAATTACTTGGCCTGGAGCAGTAGATTGGCCTTCAGCTACAGCACCTACTCTTACAGCTACAGCAAACGCTAAAGATGTCTTTGTGTTCTACACAAGGGATGGCGGTACGAACTGGTACGGATTTACGGCAGGTCAAGCGTTAGGATAAACCAACATGGCAAGTAAAAAGAAATTACTCCAAGCAGCCGCAGGTAGTGCAGGAGGTGCAGGTCTTGATGTAGACGAGGTGTTCAGCACGTTTTTGTATGACGGAACTGGTTCTGCACAAACGATCACCAACGGCATTGATCTTAGTGGCGAAGGTGGTTTGGTTTGGTTAAAAGATCGTGTATCAACTGAGGGCCACTTTTTATATGATACAGCACGTGGTGCAACTAAAAGACTTTTTTCACATAACACAAATGCAGAGGCAACAGAGTCTCAAGGCCTTACTAGTTTTAATAGTAATGGGTTTACTAATGGTGCTAATGGTAACGCTAATGGTCAAGACTACGTCTCTTGGACATTCCGCAAAGCCCCTAAGTTTTTTGATGTTGTGACGTATACTGGGGATGGTCAATCTAGTAAAACCATCAGCCATAGTCTTGACACAACTGTAGGTATGATGATTGTAAAATGCGTAAGTAATACTGGAATTTGGTGGGTTTATCATAAAGACATTGGTGCTACTAAAATACTAAAACTACAGGCTAATTCAGCAGAAGAAACATATAGTGGTGCTTTTAACGATACTGCACCTACTTCTACGCAGTTTACAGTAGGTAATGATAGCGAAGTAAATTTTTCAGGCAGAACCTACGTTGCCTACCTATTCGCACACAACAATAATGACGGTGAGTTCGGCCCTGATAGTGACCAAGATATTATCAAGTGTGGTAGCTATTCTACGAACTCTTCAGCAAAAGCCAGTATTAACCTTGGGTTTGAACCTCAGTGGATTATTTATAGACCTGCTAATGATACGGCTGATTGGAAAATTATTGATAATATACGTGGTTTTATGGGATCTACACCTGTTTCTGGGGCGTATAATAAAGCAGTTTCTGCTAACCAAAGTTTTGCTGAATATGACGAAGATGGAATACATATAACGTCAACAGGGTTTGAGCATGTAAGTGGTTTTGCTAATAAAAACATAATATATATGGCAATACGCAGAGGCCCACTAGCTGCACCAACTGATGCGACTAAGGTTTTTGGTATTGATACGTTAGACAGTACAGCACCAGGATTTGACAGTAACTTTGTTGTTGATATGGCGTTTGAACGTAATGTTTCTGGTGAATCCGATGCACGTATTGCATCAAGGCTAACAGGAGAAACAGCATTAAGAACCAACACGACAGGAGCGGAGATTGCGGCAGCATCTAATTCTTGGGATTATATGGATGGTTGGTTTTATGATCTAAGTTCAAACTCTAGCAAATACTCATGGATGTGGAAGCGTGCACCCTCGTATTTCGATGTGGTTGCTTACACAGGTACAGGAAGCGCAAGAACCATAAGTCATAATCTTGGTGTTAAACCTGAGATGATTTGGATTAAGGATCGAAGTTCCTCAAATGGCTTTGATTGGATGGTGTATCATTCTGGTATTGGAGCAACTAAATTTCTAAGACTAAACACAACCCATGCAGAGACTACTTCTAATAATCGTTGGAACGACACGGAACCTGCGGCTAATGTCTTTACTGTAGGTGATAGTAATAGGCTAAATCTTAGTGGTGAAGACTACATAGCCTACCTTTTCGCTACCGTAGCAGGTGTAAGCAAGGTGGGAAGCTATACTGGAACAGGATCAGATCAGAACATAGATTGTGGTTTTTCATCAGGTGCTAGGTTTGTTTTAATTAAATGTACAAATACTGGTGGAACTAATTGGATGGTGTTTGATAGCGTGAGGGGAATAGTAAGTGGGAGTGAGCCTCATTTAAGATTAAATTCTACAAATGCTGAATCATCAGACGATCAGATAGACCCTTATAGCGGTGGATTTGCTTTAACAGGTAATGACAACGATACAAATGGTAGTAGTAAAACATATATCTTTTATGCCATTGCGTGAACTATAATCAACTGACGAAAGGAGTATCAACTGATGTCAGAATATCGTGAAAGAACTACAGGCGAAGTTAAATCGCAAGGGCAATGGAGAGCAGACTTTGCTCATATGTCATTGCCTCGTGTCTGGAAAGCAGCAACGCTAGACTCACTTAACCTAGACGCTGTACTAGCAAGTCCTGCAGCTACAACAAGTGCATATCAAACAAGTGTACGTGATGGTGTTGAGCAAGACGCTAACGACAACTGGGTTGAGAAGTACGTAGCAAGGGATATGTTTGCTGATACGACAGAAGAAGACGATGATGGTAATGTGACAACTACTACAAAGTCTCAACACGAAGCTGCTTATCAAGCAGGACTAGACGCTAAGACTGCAGAAGGTCACAGGACTACACGTAACAAGCTTCTAGTTGATAGTGATTGGACTCAGATAAACGACAGCCCACTAAGTAACGAAGTAAAGACTGCATGGGCTACTTACAGACAAGAGCTACGTGGTATTTCTGATCTAGATGAATGGCCTAACTTATCAGATGATGACTGGCCTGTAGCACCGTAAGGAACTAACATGGCTAAACAAGCACTAGACCAGATCAGACAAGCAGCTGAGAATGATCTAGAGTTCTTCATACAGCTAGTAGCTCCTCAACAATTACTAGGTGACTGTCACAAAGAAGTCATAGAGTGGTGGACAAGAGAAGACGCTAGAAACTATCAGTTACTTTTGTTTCCACGAGATCACGGTAAGTCAAGACTAATTGCTTACAGGGTAGCGTGGGAACTAACCAAAGACCCAACTCTACGTGTGTTGTATATATCAGCTACAGCTAACCTCGCAGAGAAACAACTTAGTTTCATTAAAGGTATACTTACCTCAGAAGTCTATAGACGTTATTGGCCTAATCATATACACCAAGAAGAAGGTAAACGTACAAGGTGGACTAACTCAGAGATTAGTTTAGATCACCCACTACGTAAGAAAGAAAATGTTCGTGATCCAAGTATATTCACAGGTGGCCTCACTACATCACTAACAGGACTACACTGTGACATAGCTGTACTAGATGATGTTGTAGTTGCTGAGAATGCTTTGACATCTGAAGGTAGATCAAAGGTTGCAAGTCAGTACTCACTGCTATCCTCTATCGAAGGTGTTGATGCTAGGGAGTGGGTTGTAGGTACGAGATACCACAGTAAAGACTTGTACAACGACTTGATGGAAATGAAAGAAGTTCTCTACGATGATCAAGGAGAACAAACAGGTGAAGATAATATATACGAAATCTTAGAGAAACCTGTAGAAGATCAAGGTGACGGTACTGGACAATTCTTGTGGCCTAAACAACAACGTAAAGACGGTAAGTGGTTTGGATTCGATATTGCTGCTCTTGCTAAGAAACGTGGTAAGTACTTAGACAAAGGACAGTTTAAAGCACAGTACTACAATGATCCAAGTGATCCTGATAACGTACCAGTAACTAGAGATAAGATACAGTACTTCGACAGGAAACACTTACACTTAGATAATGGTCACTGGCACTACAAAGATAGTAAACTAAATCTCTTCGGGGCTATTGACTTCGCGTTTAGTTTAAGATCAAAGGCTGACTACACTGCACTCGTTCTTATAGGTGTTGACTCAGACAACAACGTATACGTCTTAGACATTGACAGGTTCAAGACTGATCGTATAGCTGAGTACTTCGATCACATCTTTGAGTTACATAACAAGTGGTCATTCAGAAAGCTAAGAGCAGAAGTTACTGTAGCTCAGATGGCAATCGTTAAACAACTAAAAGAATTAATTAAACAACACGGTCTAGCTTTAAGTATTGATGAGTTCAGACCTAACAAACAACAAGGTAATAAACAAGAGCGTATTGCTTCGGTTCTAGAACCTAGATACGATAATCTTCAAATGTGGCATTATCGTGGTGGTAACACACAACACTTGGAAGACGAATTGTCTACTCGTAACCCACCACATGATGACGTAATTGACGCTCTAGCATCTGCAGTTGATATGGCTGTACGTCCAACACGTAACCTTAACAGGAAACGAGATAGTAATATAGTCTGGGCGAATAGCCGTTTCAGAGCAGGGAGTAGGTAATGAAAACTATTGATATTGAAAACCTTATCGATCCAGATAACCTTGCCGTAGAGATCGCAGATAAGTGGAGACTATGGCATCAGTTAAGACATCATTGGGTTGAGGGTACTAAAGAGTTACGTAACTACCTTTACGCTACTGACACAACCACAACAGCTAACGCAATCCTTCCTTGGTCTAACACAACGACTACACCGAAGATAACACAGATTGCAGATAACCTTCACGCTAACTACTTTGCTACTCTGTTTCCTCAACAGAACTGGATGAGGTGGGAAGCTGACTCACGAGATGCTGCAGTAAAAGCTAAACGTGACATCATTCAGTCTTACATGGAAAACAAGGTAAGACAGTCTGACCTAATGAACACAGTGTCTAATCTTATACAGGATTGGATTCTTTACGGTAACTGTTTCGCTATGGTTGAGTGGGAAGATGGTTACACTACAAAAGAAGATGGTGAGTTTATACCGAAGTATGTAGGACCAAGAGTTTTACGTGTATCACCATACGACATTTGTTTTAATCCTACGGCTGCATCATTTGATGACTCACCAAAGATAATTAAAAGTATTAAGTCTTTGGGTGAGATCAAGCGTATGGTAGATGCTGATCCTCGTAACAAGTACCTTAACGGTGTGTTCGAGAAGATGATGTCTGCTCGTAAGAATGTACGAGGAACAGATGGTCATTTCGAGAAAGCTGAAGGTTTTATTGCTGATGGTTTCACAAGCATAGAGCAATACTACGAATCAGACTACGTAGAGATTATGACATTCTACGGTGACATCTACGATCAAGAGTCTGGTGAGTTAATGTCAGACCGTGTGATTACTATCGTAGATCGTGCTCATGTCTTAGACAATCAAGAGAATCCATCATGGATGGGTAAGGCTCCTATCTTCCATAGTGGGTGGCGTAACCGTCCAGATAACCTATACGCAATGGGTCCACTAGATAATCTTGTAGGAATGCAGTACAGGATTGATCACCTAGAGAACCTCAAGGCAGATGTCTTTGATCAGATTGCTTACCCAATACTAAAAATAAAAGGTGATGTAGAGGACTTCGATTTCGAGCCTGGAGCTAGAATTTACATGGGTGAAGAGGGTGATGTAGGGTACATGGCTCCTGACGCTACTGCACTAAACGCTGACCTTCAGATACAAATCTTAGAGAATAAGATGGAAGAGATGGCAGGTGCTCCTAGACAAGCTATGGGTATCCGTACTCCAGGAGAGAAGACTGCTTTCGAAGTACAGACCTTACAGAATTCAGCGTCACGTATCTTCGAACACAAGGCTGCACACTTCGAGCGTACATTCATAGAGCCTATGTTGAATGCAATGCTTGAGGTAGCTAGACGTTACATGAATCGTGCTGACATAGTAAGGGTATCTGATGAAGACTCAGGTGTTCTACAGTTCTTAGAAATTACTAGAGAAGATATTACAGCAAGTGGTAAGATAGTTCCTGTAGGAGCAAGACACTTTGCTGAACGTGCTCGTAGAGTACAGAACCTGATACAGTTGTCTGCAGTGAAAGCACAAGACCCGACTGTAGCACCACACCTATCAGGTAAAGAACTAGCTCGTATTATTGCATACGAATTAGGTGAGCCAACGTTGTATGGTGAAAACATAACCATAACTGAACAACTAGAAACTCAGAAAATGGCTCAAGAAGCAGAGATGCTTAACGAAGAAGAACTAATGGCTGCACAAGAAATGGGGATTTAATATGCCAGGAAAAGGTCAACCATATAAGAAGAAGGCTCCTAAGAAGCCAATGACTAAAAAACCAATGCCTAAGAAAAAGAAGGTAATGAAATAAATGCACTCAGCTTGGACTAAAGGTCTAAAGGGTGAGGAAAAGAATAAACGCATCGAAGAAGTATTTTACTACAAGAATGCATTCGATGAGTTACAGGAAGTTATCGAACAGACTCTATATAAGAAAGATTCTGTACGTGACTACAGTCCAGGATGGGCTGAAAAACAGATTGCCGTTAATGAGTACAATGCTGCTCTGTACGACATTCTAAAACTAATAGACCTCAACCGTAAGGATCAATTACAATAATGTCAATATTTGATGAAGCAAAGTCTGAAGAAACCCAACCACAGGAAGCTCAGACTACACCAGAGCAGACGCAACAAGAGGAACAACCTAGTGATTCTTATTTGCAAAAGCTCGTAGAGACAAGGGGTGATAACTGGAAAGACCCTGAAGTTCTTGCTAAAGGTAAACTTGAAGCTGATGAGCATATCAAGAACCTTGAGACTCAACTCACACAAATGCGAGAAGACCTCAGTAAGCAAGACTATGCAGCCCAGTTGTTGCAACAACTAGAGGGAAAGAAGGCTTCGGCTCCCACCAACGAAAAACCTCTAGAGTCCAATAACAATAATAATGGTGGCACTAATACTGAAGGTAACACCAACCTTGCAGTGAGTGAGGATGATCTAAAAAGCCTTGTTGAAAAAACTCTAACAGAACGTGAAACGCAAGCTACTGTCCAACAGAATATTGCAAATGTTGATGCAAAGCTGCAGGAAACATACGGTACGGAAGCTCGTACTATTCTGGTTAACAAGTCACAAGAACTTGGTATCAGTGTAGAACGTATGCAAGAACTAGCAGCCGAATCACCTTCAGCGTTCTTTGCTTTGATTGGCGAAAAACAACAGACATTTAAACCCATTACTCAGGGGTCTGTTCGCACAGAGGCTGTTGGAGTTAAATCTGGAGGAGAGCGTGACTTTAATTATTATCAAACTCTTCGACGTGAGAACCGTGGCCTATACTACACACCAAAGATACAACAACAGATGATGGAAGATCGTCAACGTCTAGGTGATAGGTTCGGTGTTTAATCAACATAACTTTAATAAAGGAGATTCAGTATGTCTATGACAACTGGTAACGTGTCTCTCTTAACTCGCTCAGAGGTATGGTCTGGTGAGCTAAAAGAGATTCTGCGTGACGAGATGATGGCACAGAAGTATGTCCGTATGCTAGAGGGTTTTCCTGATGGCGATACGTTCAAGATACCATCAATTGGTCAAGCGCAAGTGGACAACTACGCTGAAGATACAGCGGTTCAGTATCGTCCAATGGATACAGGTCAATTCACATTTAGTGTTGACAAGTATCTATCATCAGCTACTTATATCACTAAGAAAGCTAAACAAGACATGTTCTATATGAACGAAATGGTTTCTCGTTTTGTTCCTGAACAAGAACGTGCTGTAATGGCACACTTCGAAACAACGACTATGGCTGCTCCCGAAGCAGGTGTATCAGCAAACTCCAACGAGACAATCGATGGTGTAGAGCACAGATACGCTGCAGGAGGAACTGGTGCGGTTATTACACTTGAGGACTTCGCTCGTGCTCGACACGCTTTGAAGAAAGCAAATGTACCTGATCGTAACCTAGTTGCTATCGTTGATCCATCAGTAGAGTACACATTGAATACTCTAACAAACTTAACAAACGTGTCAAACAACCCACGTTTTGAAGGTATTGTACGTGATGGTATTGCGACAGGTATGCAATTTGTTGCAAACGTGTACGGTTTTGACGTGTACTGCTCGAACTATCTAGCTGACGTTACTGACAGTGCGTTGCCTACATCTGCAGATGCTAATGTGGACTTCTCATCTGTTAATGGTAAGGCTAACTTGTTCTTCTCTGCAGACCAAAGTGCTGCCCCATTAGTGGGTGCATGGCGGCAAATGCCAGAGGTGGATTACGACTACAACAAAGACTTCCAACGTGATGAGTTTGTAACTACTGCTCGTTACGGTGTCAAGTTGTACCGTCCAGAGAACATGGTTCGCGTTGTATCGAAAACTAACGTCTAATTAAGATAGGGAGAAAGATACATGTCTTACAATAACACAGATGGCCTACGTGTCATCACAGGTCTTGACCAAGGTGCTGCAGTTGATGCAGGTAATACCGCCAGTTCAGAAGTAAAAACAATTGTAATTGATATTGCAGATGCTACGGCTCTAGGGTCTTCAGCTGCAACACCAGTAGCGAATGATCCATTCATTCCTGCTAACTCTTACATCACAGGTGCTCACTTAATGGTGACTACTGCGTTTACTTCAGGTGGTTCAGCAACCTTGGGAATCGGTGCGTATAACTCTGCAGGTTCTGCTATTGATGCTGATGGTATCGATGCAACCATTGCACTTTCAGCCATTAACGCTACAACTAAGGCAGTCGCTTGTGACGGTGCTTTAGTAGGTGGTGCGGTAATGACAGGTGCTGCAGATGCATACATTAAACCAAACTACGGAACAGCTGCATTTACTGCAGGTGCTGCTAAGTTGGTTATTACTTACATCGAAACTTAATACTAATAGGTAGCTCCTTCGGGGGCTACCTTCTTTTATGCTCTTGAGGAATTTATAATATGGCAAACGTAAACCATTCAGCACTCTCAGACCCCTATCTTCACGAGCCAAAGGGTGCAGCTGCAGCTAGTTCAGGGGATGTTTATTTAGCAAACGGATCAGGATCAGGAACATGGACTTCAAGACAGTCGATGCTCACTGTTCACTTTGCTGATATATCTGGTGCAAGTAATATATATGTACCTATGCCGTATGCAGGTACTGTGACAAAGATACAAAGTGTTTTAAGTGGAGCAATAGCAGGATCAGATACAACGTTTACAGTTACTAATTCTGCAGGTGCTTCGATGGGAGTTTTAACTGTAACTCAGTCAGGATCAGCTGCAGGAGATGTGGACACTTTAGCTCCATCATCTAACAATACAGTAACTGCAGGTAGTTTTATAAAAATAGCTTGTAACGGTGGAGCAACTTCACATAAAGATTGTGTAATAGTTGTTTGTGTGGATGGATCATAATGAAAAGAACACTCCTACAAATAGTACAGAACATCTTATCGGACATGGATTCCGAAGATGTAAACAGCATTAGTGATTCTATAGAAGCAGAACAAATAGCTTCTGTAGTACGTGATGTTTACCTTAACATGGTATCTACAAGGATGATACCAGAACACCAAGAATTAATGAGGCTTGTAAGTTTATCAGATTCTACAAAGCCAACACACTTTCAAGTACCTGATAGTGCTAAAAGACTTGACGTTATTAGATATAATGTAAAAGCAACTTCAGGTACTGAGTTCAGAGAAATAGACTACATAGAACCTTTAACCTTCTTAACATTAAATAACGAAGGTGACGATATAATAACTGTCAACGATGTAAATGGAAGCACACCTATTTTAATTCGTAACGACAAGATGCCAAACTTCTATACATCCTTTGATGATCTACATATTATAATGGATTCTTATGATAGTGCAGTAGACAACGTATTAGCAGAGTCTAAGACACAAGCACTAGGTCACAAGATTCCTACATTTACAATAAGTGATAACTTTACACCAGACGTAGACGCAGTACTATTTCCGTACTTAATAGCTGAAGCTAAGTCTACATGCTTCTCATTGTTTAAGAGTGGTGTAGATCAGAAGATAGAACAAGCTGCACGTAGGCAAAAGTCTTACATGCAAAGTGATATGTATAGAGTAAAGAAAGAAAACAAAAGGCCATACTATGGTAGACGTTAACTTCGATATAAATTATGATAGTAAAACATTAAAAGCCACATGTCCAGAAAAACTAACTACTCCTATCCATGTAAGAAAATCACTAGATGGTTTTATATTCTTTGAGGTCCATGTAGAAAAAGGCAAGGTTCCAGGAGATTTAAGTGGAAAGTATACATCACTAGATAGTGCAAAGAAAGCAATACAAGTATATCTAAACGGAATTACTCCTTCTAAAACAGTTCGAAGAGAAGCGTTTGGTAAGGACTACGAGGAGCGTAAGAAACGAAATGCCACAGAGTCTAACACAAAGGGTAGTTAATACATTTGTAAAAGGTTTGATTACTGAGGCAGGTGAACTTACGTTTCCACCAGATGCTTCAGTAGATGAGCTTAACTGTGATCTTAGACGTGACGGTTCAAGACGTAGACGTAAAGGTGCAGCTAAAGAAACTAACAACGTACTATCTAGTTTTACTGTAGCTGATTCAGAAGTTACTAAAACAGGAACGTGGTTCAATGTTGGTGGTGAATCCGGTCAAGAGTTTCTAGTATTTCAAAAAGGTGCTACACTATACTTCTTTAACAAGTCTGATGTACCTTTCTCAGCTAACATAGAAACAGGCACAGTCAATCTAGCAACATATGAAGTAGCAGGTGGTGTTGGGGCAGCTAATGCTAAGTGTAGTTTTACTTCACTTAAAGGAGCATTGGTTGTAGTATCTGAAGCTATCAATCCTATCTACGTTGAGTACAATAACGTAACAGAAGCTGTAACAGTAAGCCAGATAAGCTTTCGTACTCGTGACTTTGATTGGCAAGGTGATACTACAACATATGATGAATCTAAGTCTAGTCCATCTATTCAAAGACAGTACGATACAGAGAATGCAGGATGGGTTGCACCCAACGGTGACAGTGCTTTAAGTGCATATCAATCAGCTAACTCTAGTAAACACCCACCTCTTACACATGCTTGGTACGCAGGTAAAGACTCTAGTGGTGCATTTGATGCAGCTGAGTGGGCAAAGGTTTACACAGGTAACAGTCTCACAGGTAATGGTCACTACATACTAGACTTCTTCAGTAAAGATCGTTCTACTGCTTCAGGTATATCTGGTTTAACTACAGAAATAGAATCAAGTAGATTTAAAAGTGTAGCTAACTTCGCAGGACGTGCTTTCTATGCAGGTTTAAACAGTAGTAAGAACTCAGATGTAATACTGTTTAGTCAGTTAATAGATGACTTCTACCAACTAGGTGAGTGTCTACAACAGAATGATCCTACATCAGAACAGATAAGTGATCTTCTAGCCACAGACGGTGGTACTATAAGAGTATCTGGTGCTGTTGGTATCAAAGTACTTTACGTTATCGATGCTAGTTTGTATATCTTTGCTGAGAATGGTGTGTGGCGTATTGAAGGTATCGATGGTGTCTTTAGTCCTACAGCATTTGCAGTTAAAAAGATTACTGATGTCGGTATAGTAGATGCAGGTAGTTTTGTAGTAGCTGATGGCTCTCCTATCTGGTGGAGTAAAAACGGTATACACACTTTACAGTTTGATTCTACAAGTGGTAGACCAGTAGAAAACAATCTTACTATCTCTACAATACAAAAGTACTGGGATGAAGTTCCTACTGCAGCTAAGACTAAACTAATATCTACCTTCGATCCTATAAACAAACGTGCTTACTGGGCATGGCCTAAACAGGGTGAGACTGTAGAATCTAAAGTAAATAACATTCTTGTTTTAGATGTACCACTTAAAGCTTTTTATCCTTGGTACGTAGAAGACGAAGGAACAACTACAGATTCAATAATAGGCATTGAGTTCTTTACAGGATTTGGAGCAGCTGCTTCTACGTTTGATGTTACTACGACAAACGGAGATGATGTTATAACCTCTGCAGGAGATGATGTTGTATCTATTCAGACAGCTGCAGTAGCTACAGGATCACCTGCAATCATCTTGATTATACGAGATGGTGATACAAACAAAATGACTATGGGTTCCTTCACTGAAGATAACTTCTTAGATTGGGGAACTACAAACTACAGTTCTTTTGCTGAAGCAGGTTACGACTTTATGGGTGACTTACTTCTAAGAAAGAATGCACCTTACATTACAACATACATGAGACTAACAGAGTCAGCATGGGAGGGTAACGAAACAACTGGATACGCTCCAAACAATCCTTCTTCAATGCTAGTATCTTCTTTCTGGGATTTTAAAACTAACTCATCTAGTACTGCACAACAAGCATACAGGTTGAAGTCAATGCCAGTAGTTGATTCTACTAACTTATTAAACTTCGACTACCCTGAGTCTGTCATTACAACAAGAATGAAGTTAAGGGGTAGAGGAAGATCAATGCGTATAAAGTTCGAAAGCGAACAAGGCAAAGACTTTATACTTTTAGGTTACTCCGTTTTAGGTGGACGTAACAACACACATTAACAGGAGACTAAATGTCTTATACAATACGTGACGCTAACCATAGCGACATCTTAGATATTACGATTGCAGCCAAACTATTCTCTAAGGAAACTAACCATCCTGCTCTAAATACAATAAACCCAAACAAAGTAGCTGCAACTTTGCAACAACTATTAGACAGTGAAGTAGGTTTAGTGAAGGTTGCATGTTTCAATAAAGAAATTATAGGTGCTATAGCAGGTGTAGTTTCTGAGTTACCAATAAATGATTTAGTAGTAGCTCA